CCAGTTCACTACCTCATGGTGAACCGCGCGAGGTCACACGCAGGGATGGCCCACATCCTGAACTTCTCCCCCTCAATAGAGCGTTGTTTGATCCATCTTCGTCAAATTTACAAGACATGAAATTTTATGGCTTTATACAACCTCTCGATTATTGGGATGTAAAAAACTTGCCCTCGAAGAGTCCGTACTATAAGGATGCGGATATAGAGCAGATGCTCAATAGTCCTGATGCAATACAAGAAACTGAAATGGAGCGAGAAATTAATGAGCAATTTTCATTCGGTAGTGGAATTGACACTGGCGCGGCTAGATGGTATATTTATAACCTCTTCTTCAAATACCAGAAGGGTGAACAAACATTTAGCTTTGGCGCGAAGTATTGGAAACATGAAGAAAAGATTTTGTATATTACATATAACAACTATCCAGACAATATTGATCCCATCGAAGATGTAAAACTCTCTTACGATGATGAGACATATTTAGGCGAAGGTTACGCTGAGATGCTACATGCGTATCAAAAAGAGTTATCGAATAACTCTAATTGGCGCACGAACAATCGTAATTATAACATGATGGGGGTGTGGCGTGTCTCACCAGAAAGTAAACTCTCAAGTATTCTCGAATTTTATCCAGGTGTTGCGGTTCCTGCAAAAGAAGGGGAAATTGAGTTACTTAAACCCGGAGCAGACACAGGTTATAACGACGGACCTGATCAATTTATTTCAGCTCTTGCCAAGGAACGCGCAGGTATTGATCCTGCGATCGGCGGTACGGGAGGTGGGATTGTCAACCCAAAACGAGGTATATACAGCGCGGCGGGAACGTCTATGGTAATGGCGCAACAGAATAATAGAAATAATATAAGAACAGCAGATATGCGTACATTTCATGTAAGATTGGGAATTAAATTCTTAAAGATGTATTCTCATTGGGGAATTGGCGGGCGTTTGAGACGTTATGGAGATAATGCAGAAGCTTTAAGGAAAGCTTTGGATAACTTCAAAAATGGCTCTCTTGGACTGTACATGCGTCCTACATCTGCAATGTATAATAAGGAATTAGAGCGCCAAAATGACATTCTTCTTACAGATAAAATGGGAGCTTGGGTTCAAGCGCAGGCGCAAATAATTGAAGCGGTTATGAATCCACAAATCCCTCCTCCATTAAAAATGTACTACGCTCAAGCGTTAATTGCAAATAGACTCTTGATGCAAGATCTATTGCGTAATTTCAACAAAACTAATGTGGAGACTCTATTACCACAAATCAAAGACATTGTAGCAATGTCTATGCAACCACCACAAGGAGCAGGAAATGCAAATCAATCGAATGGAAGACCTAATCCCACTCAAGGCGTCCCTCAAGGAGCTGTACAGTTTGGAGGAGTTCCAGGTACTCCACAGCTTCCTCAGTAGTTTGAGGATACAGAAAGAAGCTGAAATTTGGGGCTATCAGAATAAAAATGGCGAAACCTCTGATGAGTTTAAAGCCAAAATGATGGTAGCTCTTGCGCAAAGGAATATGATTGCGATGCTTGAGAATTTACCAATGGCAGTAGATTCATTGGAGATGGTACTCGACGCGCAAAAGAAGCAGAAAGATAATTTCGCGAAGTCACAAAGTTAAGGAGCAGATATGCCGTTCTTGGATTGGATGAAGAAAGAAGTGAAAGATGGGAAGGATCAAGTTGAAATTAAACTTGATGATGAGACGCAAAAGAAGCTGGATAAAGCTCTAACTGTCTCTGATGATCTAGCGAAAATGCGTGAACAATTGAATGGATTAAATTCCATTACTGCTTATTTTGATGAGCAAAAGAGAGAAAAGGAAGTTGCGGCAGAAGCAGCGCGCAGAAAGGTTCAAGCTGACGCACAGGCTTTGAACGACGATGAACTTCAAAATCTCATTCTTACTGATCCAGCGGCTGCGATTAAAAAAGGAACGCAGGATCAAGCAGTGGCGATTCTCACCCTTCGCGCGGACAATGTGAAGCGCGATGTTTTTGAGAATACTGAGAAGTTCCAGTATTACACTGGAGATGTCAAAAATGAAATCGACAAGCTTCTTAGCGTCCAAAATCTCCAAGCTCGAAATGATCCAAGCGTCGTCGAAAACTGCTATTGGACAGTCCTTGGAAAACACTCTGAAGAACTTAGAGAGGGTAAACTTAAATCTCGCTTTGCGTCTTCTAGTGGTTCGCGCGGAACTTCAACTGGCGCAGCTGGAACAGGAACAGAAGAAAAGAAACTTGATCTAGAGATCAATGACGATATTCGTAAAGCTGCAAAATTTGCTGGAATGACGCCGGAGGATTATGCCAAAATGTGTTACGATCAAGGAGTAGGTTATGTCTGATCCTAATATTAAGGCTCAAGCCGCAGGACTAACACCGGAGCAGTTACATGAGCAAGCTCAAAAAAAGGTAGATGCACAAAGGCAACAAGCCAGTTCTCGGATACCTAATGATCCTGCTGCTATGGCTGGTGCTCTTGCTACTGCTGGAGTTTCTTCTGAGACTCTTGAGGATATAATTAAGCGTGTGCTTGACAATAGGAAAGTTGAAGCAGTACAGCAATTCAGTCCGAAAGAGCCGGACTACAAGGCTCTTTCGGAAAAGGATATCTTCACTCCTGGAGTATACATTCCTGTAATAGAGCATGATATTCCTGATTACATGAATGTGATACTTAAAGACGAAGAGTATGTACCTATTTGGGTAAATCGAGATCAGCGCCAATTAGGCGCAAAGCTCGCTGAAGGTTTTGAGTTCCTCAAGAGAGAGCATCTACCAGAAGGGTACCAAGCTCCTCTGAAGTTTGATTCTGAGGGACTCTATATTTATCAAGACGTTGTTTGTATGAGAGTTCATAAAAGAATTCGTTTTGCTAAGCTTAGACGATTCGCTGAAATGAGTAAGAATCAGCTAAAACCTGCTCAGGCGCAAGAGAACGCGAAGGGAAAGTTGATGGAACAGGTAATTCTTGGAGATCCGGCACTTGATCAGGCTTTTGCGAGCGGAGCTTACAAGTTTTACCATACTGACACCTAAGGAGGGATAGTAATGGCGGCAGCAAATTTAACAACGCATGTCCCGATAATTCAGGTGCAGAATAAGGCGAACACAACTCCGTTCACTTATGCGAATCCTGAGCTAGCGGGTCAAACATTTCTCTTCGGTTCCCCTCTCATGTTAGACGCCACAGGTTATACAAAAGTATGGGATGGATCTACGATTGCGGCTAATACGATTCTGGGAGTATCAGAATCATTTGGTCTAAATCTTGGTTCAAATGGAGCTGGAGCACCTACTCCACCGTGGGGTGGAATTACAGGAAGTGGAGCTATTCAGACTTATGGCTCTGTTCCTAATCAACCTCTTGCTGTTAATATTGCTCTCGGCACTCCGGTATCAGACGGACGCACTTTATTCATGTCCCCTGATCCTGATAACGTGTTCGAAGCAATCTTTGACAACAGTACTGGTTCAGTTGCAGCAGATTATACTCCTGTACAATCTGACATTGGCAAGTCATATGGACTTACGAAAGATGCTAATGGCTATTGGTATGTAGATAAGGGTAAGACAGGAGCATCTGCTGTTTTGCAAGTTGTCGGCATTAACGGTGTTGATGGTTCGATTGTTAATGCTAAAGTACGTTTCTGCTTCTTGCCTAGCGTGGCTGTCACAACCTTCTAGGAGAAATTAGATGCCGCAAGTTAGAGCAAAGTTTCCTCAGCTAATGCAGACAGGGTTAAAGAAGATTTATTTCGATAGCCTTGACTCACAGCTCAAGGCATCTGATTATCCTAAAGTCTTCAGTGAAGAGAAGAGTGATAATCAGTATGAGCAAGAGCTGGAAATGGCAGGCATTACAGCACTACAAGAAAAGCCTGAAGACGCTTCCACTGCGTATACAGAAATGAAACAAGGTGGAACGAAACGCTACATTCACCTAACGTATTCTTTGGGAATTAGAACTTCCAGAGAACTCTATGACGACGACAAGTACGGTTTAGTTGGGAAGAAGGGTCCACAACTACTTGCAAGAAGTGCTGCTTTTACGCAAGAGATGATTGCATGGAATGTCTTCAATCAAGGCTTTACCTCAAACGTCACGGCGGTTGATGGCAATCCATTGTTCTATAATACGCATCCTCTAATCGGTGGACCTTCTGCTACTAACTTGGCACCTGGAGCGGCTGGAGTTATAACTACAGCAGGTACTTGGCCGAATAGACCTTCTGTAGATGTAGACTTCAGCGTAGCTGGTCTTCAACTCGCTACAAATCATGCAGCGCGTATGATTGACAATATGGGTTTTCCAATTAGACTGCGGTGGGAGAATCTTATCACGCCTCCAGAACTTCGCTTTCTAGTTAGAGAAATCCTTGGCTCTCCAGGAAAACCTTACACAGCAGATAATACAATCAACTCTCTTTTGCCGGAAGACTACAAAAACCTTGAAATTCCTTGGTT